CAAGGGCAACTTGACATTGAACTTCCTCCTTCGAATAGGCAACGCACCATCATCCCACTCGCGCACACCGGTATAAACCTTAGGCGCAATAGTAGAACTCACAGAAATCGTCTCCACATCCTCAAGAATCTCTTCTCCGTCTGAGTCAATGACATGTAGGGTTATAGAATCGTCATCCCAATAAGCAGCAAAAGCGCTACATGAGAATCTCTCTCCATCCACATATATCACACCCCTTCCCGGACCATCGTAAGTAACACACTTCACCAAATCTTCTTTCCAACTGTCGGACATTCCTCTCCTCTGAAACTTGAATACTCTCCTTCCTGACTGGGGAACCACAACTAGGGGGGCTGGGGTGGGGTTGGACTGGCTGGGTTGCTGGGTAACTCGACTATTCACTATCTGCCAAAACAAATTCTGTAACATCATCGACAACTCATCTACTGTCACCAGACCGGGTGCTCTGTCACGCACAATCTGAGGGATTGCCAGGCTCAGCTCATTTCTAAGCTGTGCCAACGACACTCCTCCAGAGTTCGCAACATTGCTAAGTTCCTCTCTCAACTGCTGAAGGCTAACACCATTGCACGGGCGCTGGTTAAGCTCATTCCTCAACTGATTAAGGGTCACTCCTGATCTTCGATCTAACTCTGCTCTCAACTGCTCCACGGATACGCCTCCTGTAGAAGTAGGCGGAAGCGCACCGGGCGCTGAAGTGTGGGGAGCGTGCCAAATATCAAGAGTGTTGCTCTCATTTCCTGTAGGGGCACGGGGACCTGCGAGCGGAAGGATCCATCTATTGCCTAATTGCGTCGGAGCGGTATCACCGCGAGCATAAAAGACTTCGACTTCTCCTTGTTCATTCTGCCTGCTGTAAAAGACTTGGTTCGGGGCCTGGAGCTCAAGCATACAAGATGCGGTCTCCCATTTGGCTCTTTCCCTGTCGTAGGACACTGTGAAGCAGGGCAGCTGCATCTCATACATGCAACTATTCACAAAGAACTTGAAGGCTTCAAAATACTTTCTCCCATGGAACATACAATCCTCGAGCGACATCTGAATGCGCATCTCAAGATCGGGCCACCATGCTTTTGCCTTCACATATCTCACACGGTCAATTATGGTCTTCTTCTCCAATGGAGCCATATACATTCCGGTCGCCTCGTCCTTAACGAACGCGCGCTTCAAGAAACGAACATCTTTCCAGTTACTAAAGGGCTGGGTCTGATCTCTCGGATTCTTCTGGCCATCAGTCATCAGGATTCCATAGGGCTCCAAGCATAGGGCAATCGCGCGCAAGTTATACCACTGCGCAACTCTCGC